AAAAGAAGCAATTGACTCAATCATGAAAGAGCATGGACTAGCTATCCAAGCAGTAAAACCGACAGATTATGATGAGTTGAAAGAAGCAAGCACAACATTTGAACAACAAATCAATGATCTACAAGCAACTATTGATACTCAAAAAGAGTCGTTAGGTAGTATTGAAGATTTAAAAAATCAAGTTGAATCATACAAACTTAAAGATATAAAGACAAACATTGCAGTACAATCAGGTATTCCATTGGAGTTGGCAGGTAGGTTAAGCGGTGAAACAGAGGAAGAAATCAAGACGGACGCTGAAAAAATAGCGGTATTTGTTAATAAAAGACAATCATTGCCACTTAAACATACGGAGCCACCAAAAGCAGATGCCGAAGAAAGCGCATATGCAAATATGTTAGATAAATTATAATAAAAAGGGAGTAATTAATTATGACATTAAACAAAGGAACTTTATTTGATCCGGTATTAGTAACAGACTTAGTAAACAAGGTGCAAGGCGAATCATCAATTGCAAAATTAGCAAAACAAACACCAATTCCATTTAACGGGCAAAAAGAATTCATTTTCACAATGGATTCAGAAGTTGATGTAGTTGCGGAATCTGGGAAGAAGTCTCACGGTGGAGTATCATTAGCACCACGAACAATTGTGCCAATCAAAATTGAATATGGTGCTCGTGTTTCAGATGAATTTATGTTTGCAGAACAAGAAGCTCGCATTGGCATTTTAAAAGCATTTAACGATGGATTTGCTAAAAAAGCAGCACGAGGATTAGACCTTATGTCATTTCACGGTGTTAACCCACGTACAGGTGATGCATCAACAGTAATTGGTGATAATAACTTTGACGAAGCAGTATCTCAAGCGGTTGAAGCGCCTTTAGGAGTTGAAGATGCTAACGGTGTTATCGAGGATGCCATTGCATTAGTACAAGCTTCAGGCGGAGATATTACAGGACAAGCAATCGCACCTGCCCTTCGTTCGGCACTAGCTAAACAAAAAGATCAGCAAGGGAATCCGATGTTCCCAGAATTAGCATGGGGTAATGCTCCAGCAACGATTAATGGATTGCCTACAGAAGTCAATAAAACTGTATCGGACATGTCAGAAGATGCACTAGGTTACATTGGTGACTTCCAAAATGGCTTTAAGTGGGGTTATGCAAAACAAATTCCATTAAAGGTTATCGAATACGGTGATCCAGATAACTCAGGTTTTGACTTGCAAGGTTATAACCAAGTTTATATTCGTGCTGAGTTATTCTTAGGATGGGGAATTTTAGATTCAGAAGCGTTTTCCCGTATTACAGAAGGTGAAACTGGTGGAGGTGTTGAAGGTTAATGACTACATTTAAAGCTAAAGTTTTAGATGATATCCCTGCCAATCGCTTGGTTGGCTTAGGGGGTATCAATCGAGATGACAACCCAGAGGAAGGTTGGGAGACGGTTTATCTTGTTATTCCGAAACTAGGAGTAATCCCTGATTTAGTTACCGCAGGAGCGTTAGAGAAAGACCAGGAAGTCGATGTTGCGATTAAAAACAACCCTGTATGGCATGTAGAGGCAGCAGAACGATTGCCAGCTGGAACTTTGGTTCAGTGTACTGATGACGGACGAGTTCAAAACTATTTAACTACTGACGGTACTTATTGCGGATTTACCACTGAATCAGCTGAGATTGGCGACGTTGTTCCGATTGTACGTAAATACGGTTAAATGCCTCAAGAGCAAGCAGAAGAATAAACATTTGACGGAGGGGGTCTACATGAGATACAAAAACACTAAAACAGGGGCTGTAATTGACAGCTCCTTTAGTATTTCGGGCGAAAATTGGGAAGTGTTTAATCCACAGGTGCCAAAAGAAGAAACTGAAGTTGTCGAAGAGGAATACACCGAAGAAGAAATCAACCTAGAAGAAATGACGAATAAAGAATTAGAGGCCTTTGCAAAAGATCACGATATCGCATTAACATCAGACGATAAAAAGAATAAAGAAACACGTATTAATGCAATCGCAAAAGCATTTGAATAAAAAGGCGGTGTTAATATGATGCCATTTGCAACTATTGAGGATCTAAAAAAACTGTGGAGGCCATTACAACAAGACGAAGAAGTGCGTGCCGAGGCATTGCTTGAAGTCGTTTCAAACAGGTTAAGACAAGAAGCCGACAATGTGGGCAAGGATATAGATGAAATGATTGCTGAAAGTACCGTTTACAAAGATGTTGTTAAGTCAGTGACTGTGGACATTGTAGCTAGGACACTCATGACTTCCACATCGCAAGAGCCTATGACTCAATACTCTGAATCAGCGCTAGGTTATTCTGTATCGGGTACATTTCTTACTCCTGGTGGCGGTTTGTTTATCAAACGTGACGAATTAAAGGCTTTAGGGTTGAGAAGGCAACGTTATGGGGTGATTGAGTTTTATGACTATGATAAAAGGCATCACGGTTACCCTTATCAATAAATTACAGACAGGCACAGACCCTTTCGACAATCCCATTTACGATGATGTGGAAATCGAGGTTGATAACGTGCTTGTTAGTCCTACATCCACAGACGATGTTGTTAATCAATTGGATTTAACGGGTAAAAAGTCAGTCTACACACTAGCTATCCCTAAAGGTGATACCAACGTGTGGGAAGACCAAAAAGTTAATTTCTTTGATGAGGACTGGAAAGTGTTTGGCATGGAAACACAAGGCATAGATCATTTAATCCCGTTGGATTGGAATAAAAAGGTGATGGTTGAACGATATGAGTAATGTAAAGTTTGAACTTAATCGTAAAGGTGTAGCTGATTTAATGAAATCTAGAGGTATGCAAGATGTGTTAAAGGGCTATGCAACTGGAATTAAAAACAGGAGTGGCCCAGGATACGAACAAGACATACATGTTGGTAGAAATCGTGCCAATGCAAGAGTGTGGGCGGATTCTCCACAAGCAAAAGCGGATAACTTGGAAAATAACACTGCTTTAAAGTCGGTGAAATAAATGATCGAGTTAATTATATTAAATCATTTAAAAGAAAAATTAGATGAACACGTAAATTTGGAGAAACAAGACAACCTTACCACATATGTTTTGTTCGAAAAAACGTCTAGTGGAAAAAGTAATCATTTACCATCAGCAACGATCGCCTTCCAATCTTATGCCGACTCACTTTATAATGCTGCTTTATTAAACGAAAAAGTAAAAATAGCAGTAGAAAGTTTAATAGAATTAAACGAAATAAGAGGCTTAACCCTCAACAGTGATTACAATTTTACAGATACAACAACAAAACAATACCGTTATCAAGCGGTATATGACATTAGATATTATTAGGAGGTTATTAAATGAGTAACGCACAAAACGTTTCAACAGCAAAACCGAAAATTGGCGGTGCGGTTTATTCTGCACCTTTGGACACGACTCTTCCTGTAGATGCGACAACAGAATTAGATGCAGAATTTAAAAGTTTGGGCTATATTTCCGAAGATGGACTAACAAATGAAAATACACCTGAAAGTGAAAACATCAAGGCATGGGGTGGCGACACGGTTGCCAACGTTCAAACTAGCAAAGATGACACATTCACCTATACACTCATTGAATCAACAAATGCGGACGTGTTAAAAGAGGTTTATGGGCAAGATAACGTGACAGGTACGCTGGAAACTGGTATCACAATTAAGGCTAACTCAAAAGAACATGAAGAGCATTGCCTGGTAATTGATATGATTTTAAAGGGCGGAAACTTAAAGAGAATTGTCATTCCAAATGGTAAGGTTTCCGAAGTGGGAGAAATCAGTTACGCAGATGCAGAAGCAATTGGCTATGAAACTACGGTTGAAGCAATACCTGACAACGAAGGAAATACGCACTATGAATACATCCAAAAACCTGCAAATGGTGGCGGAGGTGTTGAGGGATAATGATTAAAGGTAAAACATCATCGGGATTTGAATATAAAATACCTAAAGAAAACCTTAATAACTATGAGTTGCTAGAGGTTTTGGGGGAGATGGAAGAAAACCCCTTATTGCTTTCAAAAACAGTTAATTTGTTACTTGGTAAAGAACAAGCAAACAAACTTAAAAATCACTTGAGAACAGAAAGTGGTATTGTCCCTACGGATAAAATGTCGGAAGAAATCAAAGAAGTGTTTGAAAGTCAAGAAGAAGTAAAAAACTCCTAATCCTTGCCAGAATGATAAAAACAGACGAGGATGCACTTATTTGTGACCTCGCTGAGATATACCAAATATATGACTACAGACAGCTACCTCCAATGAGTATAGCTGTCTTTTCATGTGGATTACGCGATGATTCTAGAATAAAAATGAAGCTTAATGGGCAGTTGGTTCCAACTGATACCTTGTTGTTAGCAGGAATATCAGACAGATTAAGTACGTTGATCTGGTTTCAAACAGAGGATGGACAAAAGGGGAAAAACAGCCCGGCTTCGTTAATCGATGCTTTAAATAACGAAAAATCGGAATCCGATAAAGATGTAGTCGTATTTAGTTCAGGTGAGGAGTTTAAAAAGGAGAAAGACAGACTAATAGGTGGTGAATAAATGTCTGCTGATTTAGGAAAAGCGTATGTACAGATTATGCCATCTGCTAAAGTTATTAGCGGTTCAATACAAAAGACCATAAATCCAGAAGCAACCGCAGCCGGTCAGAGTGCGGGAAGGAATATTGCTTCTGCAATGGCTGATTCCATGAGTAAAGCGGGAAAAAGTTTAACCAAAGCTATTACTGTGCCCGCTTTAGGTGCGGCTACTGCTGTTGGTGGTATTGTAGCGGCTTTCGGCTGGGGGCGTTTGAAATCCGTTGATGCTGCACAAGCTCAACTTAGAGGTTTAGGGTATGAAACGGAAGATGTTGAAAGGATTTCTGAGCAGTTGACAGGCGCTTTAGAGGGCGGAATGCTCACGATGGGAGAAGCTACTTCAGCGGCGGCGACAGCGATGGCGGCTGGTGTAGCAGAGGGAGCGGAACTCACAAGGTATATCCAAATCCTTGATGGTACTGTGGCTGGGTCTACAGGGACGTTTGAAGAAATGGAACAAATCTTTGGGCGAATTGTGGACCAAGGTAGTATAACCAGGAATGAGTTTGATATGATTGCGCAACGTATGCCTGGTTTCTCAAAAGCTGTACAAGATAACATGGAAATTTCCTCTGATGAAATGTATGAAATGTTACGGAATGGAGAAATCGCTACAGACCAGTTCCTGGACGTTATGGAAGACTTCTCTGGAGATATGGCTACCGAGTACGCTAAATCATGGGGCGGTATGGTTGAAAACACGAAAGCTTATATCGGTATTTTAGGAGAAAGCTTGCTTGGGGGAGTTTTTGAACAATCAAAAGAATCCATCGCAGAATTTATCGAATTTCTATCATCTGATAAGGTGATTGAGTGGGGACAACAAGTTGGGCAATCTATTGGAGAAACTTTTGAGAAGGTAATCGAAAGTATTAAAAATGCTATTGATTGGTGGATAAACTTAGATGAAGGTACTAAAAGCACAATTAAAATAATAGCAGGAATAGCTATAGCCATTGGCCCAGTTTTAATGATTGTTAGTAAACTCATAACAGCTGTTATGACTCTTGGTAGTTGGTTTACTTTATTAAAGGCGGCC